GTATTGAGAGATGGTTTTACCACGACCTTCAAACTCTGGAAGGTAACGTTGAAAGACACTTTCATTAATCATATAACGAACTTGACCATCTAGACTGCTTGGATCACATCCAAAGTTATCACAGAACTTACCAAGATTGTTATAGCGACCTACTGAGGTCCACTGAATAAGACCATAACCACCGCGATGGCAATCCCCGTAAGAAACTCTAGCCCCTCCCTCGCATATGTTGGGAATAAACTTGCTTTCCTGTTGGATATTTCCCATGATCGTTGCAAGAGCTTTACGATCACTAATTCGGGTGTGTTCTTGGAGTTCTGCGAGGACATACTGTTCATTGGGTGTGCAATCAGGGCACTTCCATTCCTTCTCTACGACTGGAATAGGAACAGCAGCAGGTGCCTCCAATTGTTTAGGTGTAAATAAAAATGCAAGTGCCTCAAAAATCATGGGGGAAATAATCCTTCCTGTAATAACGACCGAGAATATTGCTATTATAATAGGCAGGCGTGCCATCGTCAAGAGCCTCCGTCAAAACACCGTGTATGAAGAGTTGACGGGTCTCTTCAAAGTTGACTTTTCCCTTAGTATCGTGGAGGGATAAGATTTCCCTCTTGAAAAAGGTGTTATTTCCAAGTTCACGACGCTCCCGATTAAGTTCGTCAGAGCTTCCGTAGTATTTTTTCCAGTTGCTTTCACTTTTAACTCGCCTACCTCCACCTCTAGGTTTTCGTAGTTGGTGAAAGTACTTCCTTCCGATGTAGGCTTTACCACTGCATAAGTTTGTAATCCTATAGACAAAACCGAAATTGTCGTTAATGTCCTCAGATAGAAAAGGGTGTCCGTTAAAAATCCAGGGATTCTCATAATCTATATCCACAGTAAATATTCTTACTGTCGATATTTAGCAAGACTTATTTTTTCTTTTTATCTTCTTTTCTGGAATCACCAGTCAACATACTTCTAAGTGCTGCAGCACCACCAAACATTGCTGCCTTTCTAAGTAATGCAGGAGCAAGGGCTTTGAGCATGGCACCACCACCAACAGCAATTGCAGGTGCTATCTCATCAACTCTTTGTGTTTGAGATGTAAATTCCTTAAAGGTTTTCATTGCTGCTGAACTTTTTAGTTATTTAGTCTGGATAACCGTCATCGTCATCAAATAACTCATCGTAATCACCATAATACTGTGGAGGATCGTCAAAATTCTCCCTCTTATCTACATAAGAT